TTGGGGGCGTGGCGGAATCGGTAGACGCACGCGACTTAAAATCGTTACGTTTCATGACTTCACTACTGAATAGATGGACATATATTCCGGCGCATAGACTGCGGCACAGTGCTATTCACTTGTGCAGAGGTTAAAATAGACAGTCTAGTGCGTCTAACCAATCGGTTGGATGCCCACTCCTGCAGAGATAGATGAGCAAATTGCTCTTGAAAGAGACCAGATCAGGATCGGCATCAACAAGCTCCACAGCAACACCAAAAACCTCGAAGAAAAGTCCTACGCAAGTGCCAGCGTCTATGGCGTAAGCAGCATTGACCAGCTCCTACCGCTGGTGATCTCACGCATCACAGAGACACGCTCACGCATCCGGCTGGGAAGCGCAGGGGTCAACTTCAAAGAGATCGCCCACTTCCTTAGGGATGTAGAAGCTGAGGTTGCAGGAGCGATTGCCTGCAAGGTGGTTTTTGATCAAGTGTTCTCTACTAAGAGGGCCGCTAACCAGGCCACAGCGGTCTGTGATGCCATTGGACAGGCCATTGAGAACAACTGCCTCCTTGACCACTACGAAGCCACCTGCCCAGGGCTATTACACACACTAAAAGAGCGTTACTACCACGCCAGCATGGGCACGACCCAGCGAGTGACGGTCATCAAAACAATGATGAACCGTATTGACTCGGTGGATCATTGGAAATGTTGGGGAAGAGAGGTTCGAGTACGGCTTGGCGGCTGGCTACTGGATTGCATCATTGAGGCAAGCGGTTGGTTCATGACCGATCTACGCCAAGAAGGGAAGAAGCGGAATTTGTATGTGATTCCTACTCCGTTGTTTGTAGAGATCAAAGACGGAGTGATGAGCCAAGCAGAACTGTTTGCACCCATTGCTTTACCGATGCTGATACCGCCTAATGACTGGTCAAATGAACGGTCTGGTGGGTACATCCTGAATGAATGTATGAGGGGTTATCCACTGGTTCGGCGCGGCATGGTGTCATGTATACAGGGAGAGACTCCACTGAAGTTTCTTAACCACATCCAACAGACAGGTTTCTGTCTTTCGGAGTTCATCGTTGACGTTGCAGAAACGTTGATGGAGAAAAGGATCTCAGTCGGAAAGTTTATCCCTGTATGTGAGCTACCGCTACCTGTAAAGCCTGCTGATATTGCTGACAACAAAGAAGCAAGAAAGGATTACAACAGAAGGTCGGCGGAGGTCTACAACAAGAATGCACAAGCATTCAGAAAGTCATGCCGAACACGCATGACAATGAACGCAGTCCAGAGATTTAAAGGTAGAACCTTCTATCACGGATGGTCCCTGGATTATCGTGGAAGAGCGTATCCGATAGCTTCGGTACTCACACCTCAGTCTGATGATTTTGGCAAAAGCTTACTAAAGTTTGCTGAACCATCATTGATGACAGAGAGAGCAAAGTACTGGTTAAAGTTTAATGTTGCAACAACGTATGGTCTCGACAAGAACACCATGCAGGAAAGGCAAGGTTGGGCTGAAGCCAACACTGAACTCATCACCAAAGTAGCTACAGACCCGCTGAGATACTTACATGAATGGGAAGCAGCTTCTGAACCTTGGCAGTTCTTAAGTAGTTGTGAGGAGATGTATCACTGCGTCATCAAAGGTGACAGGAAATACACTTCAAGCATGGTGGCAACAGATGCTACCTGCAGTGGACTTCAAATACTGGCAGGAATGTCAGGTGATAAATCTACTGCAGAACTATGTAATGTCATCCCTAGTGATAAACCACAAGATGCTTACAAAGTCGTAGCGGAAGCTGCAAAACCTAACTGCCCTGAATCTATTCGACCTTATATGGATAGAAAAGTAGTAAAGAAGGTAGTGATGACTCTTCCCTATAATAGTAAACCTTATAGCAATCGATCTTACATAAGAGATGCACTTAAGGAAGTCGAGGTAAACATAGACAAAGACGATCTAACAGCAACTGTTAAAGCAGTAAGAAATGCTATGTCAGAGATTGTCCCTGGACCTATGAAAGTAATGAAGTGGATAGAAGAAGAAGTAGTTAATGCACTTAAACGTGGTGCTACTGAACTGTCATGGGTAACACCCTCAGGATTTGTAGTAAACCAACGTCTGAACAAGATAAAAACAACAAGGATAGTGCTACAACTAATGGGTAAATGTAACCTAAGAGTAGCTACTTCAGACGAAGGGGAAGTTGATAAGAACCACCATAAAAATGCAACTAGTCCCAATCTTATTCATTCCGCTGATGCCTCTTTACTCCACTTATCTGCAATCCGCTTCAACAATCCGCTGGCCCTCATACACGACTCGGTTTTATGTCGTGCTACTGACGTGGATACTATTTCAGCCCTTGTTCGTGAAACATACATGCATTTATTTGCAGAACAAGATTACCTAACGGACTGGGCAAAACAAATCGGTGCTGAAACCGAACCCCCAATTATTGGCACACTAAATGCTGCGTCAGTAATCAAATCAACTTATTTTTTCTGTTAAACAATGGTCACAAAACGATTACCAAAAACAAAAACACTTAACTTTTATTTTGAGTACGACAAAGAAAACGACGTTCTTAAATATAAGAGGCCTTGGAAGCCTGGTGAGTACGGTTATCACTATGGGTTTATTAATCCTTCAAAATACGGAACCACCATTGGCAACGAAGGTAGCGTAATTATGTCTGACAAAGAGTGCTTCTCAGTAAAGAAAATTATTACTGCAATCGCCTGATTTAACCCACCTAAAACAATTAATGTCCCGCAATACATTCGTAACTGAACAGCCTGTAACCCTCGAAGGATACCAGGCAGTACTGAAACCAGGCAAGTATGGCTACAAACTAATGGCAGTTGTAGACCAAGATATGGTTGACAAACTCGAAGAAGATCGAGCCAATGGAGTCAACTGGTGCTTGTCAAAACTAAAGAACCCAAAGCGAGCACTATGCAAGCCAGAACCTTGGGAAGAAGTTTCCGAAGGTATGTACCAAGTTAAATTTGGTTGGAATGAAGAAACCAAGCCACCAATTGTCGATTCTGAAGGAACTACAATTAGTGATACAAACATTCCTCTTTACAGCGGTAGCAAAGTAAAGCTTGCATTCTTTCAAAAGCCTTACATCTTAGCTGACAAAACAACTTACGGAACAACTCTCAAGCTAAAGGCTATCCAAATCATTTCGTTATCATCCTCAGCAGGAACTGACTCTGGAGATCTAATGGATGAGACTGATGCTGCAGAGATGTTTGGTAAAACAAAAGGCTATAAAGCTGAAGAGCCCAATGTTGTTCCAGCAGTTGCACCAGTAGAGGATGAAGGCGACTTCTAATGGCCTTCCGATCAGGACTTGAAGAACGAGTAGCTGATCTTATGTGTGAGCTGGGTGTAAAGTATGAATATGAATCTACTAAGGTTCCATACATTATCCAGCACATTTACTGCCCAGATTTTTTATTACCAAATGGCATTTTTCTAGAGTGCAAGGGCTACTGGGACAGTGAAGATCGCCGTAAGATTCGCAACGTAAAAGAACAACATCCAGAATTAGATTTACGCATGGTGTTTCAGTCACCATACAACAAGATCACCAAGAAATCTAAAACTACCTACGCCAAATACTGTGAACGCTTAGGTATTCCTTGGACATCATTCACCAACATACCAATGGAATGGTTCATGTAGAGAACGAGTTCGTTAAACATATACCTTGCAATCAATGTGGGTCATCTGATGCCAACAGTCTGTTTTCAGATGGCCATACATTTTGCTTTAGATGCCATGCCCGAACACATGGCGACAACCACACTATTCACACAACTCAAGTGAGCAATGTACAACTACAAGGATCAGCCAGACGGCTACAATCGCGTGGAATCACAGAGCAAACATCAGAACTCTACAAAACCTACAGAGACGGAGAACTACTACGCCACTATTATTTCGATAGCGATGGAAAAGTTGTCGGAGCAAAAGTAAGAACAAAAGGTAAGGAGTTTCGCTGTGAGGGAGAGGTCAAAACCCTCTTTGGAATGCAGAACTTCAGACATAAAACAACTAAGAAGGCTAAGAAGTTAATAATTTGCGAAGGCGAAATGGATGCGATGAGCATTTGGGAAGCCCAGCCAAATTGGGACTGTGTCTCTATTCCAAATGGAGCAGCTGCAGCTAAGAAAGCTTTTCAACATAACTACGAATGGATCAACCATTACGACAAAGTAGTTATATTCTTCGATAACGATGAAGCAGGCCAGAAGGCTGCTAAAGAAGCGGCTGCTGTACTTCCACCAGGCAAGGCATTTACAGGCTTTCTAGAGTCATATAAGGATGCTAGCGAAGCGTTACAGGCAGATGATCAAGAGGCTATACGTGCTGTATGTAATTACGACCATCAGCAATACCGCCCAGACGGAATTGTTAATGCCAAAACACTTTTAGATCTAGTAACAACCCCTGAACCACCATCAGATTATGACTACCCATTCCCAAGCCTCAACGAAAGAATACTCGGGATCAGGAGGAAATCCCTTATTACGGTTACTGCAGGTTCTGGCGTCGGAAAATCAAGCTGGCTCAGACAAGTATGTGCTCACCTTCTCAGTAAGGGAGTCGGGTGCAGTTATTTGGGCCTTGAGGAATCTAATCGAAGAACAATCCTTGGACTCATGTCCTGCGCCGCTGGAAAGTCTCTACACCTCGGAGAGCAACAACGAGGCGAGCTGACAGAGCTATTTGATCAGACGGTAGCTAAATGGGATCTAAACCTCTTTGATGGATTTGGTTCATTTGATCCTGACCATATATGTGATCGGATTGAGTACATGGCATCCGGACTAGAAACAAAGGTTGTGTTCTTAGATCACCTATCAATTCTATTGAGTGGGCTTGAGGGCGATAACGAACGGGTCATGATTGACCGAACCATGACAAAACTTAGATCACTAGTAGAACGCTCAGGTATCACATTATTTCTTGTATGTCACACATCATCACCACCTAATGGAGGAAGCCATGAAGAAGGAGCACGAGTGCAACTCCGATCATTGCGCGGATCCAGAGCAGTGGGTCAACTCTCAGATTGCGTCCTTGCGCTCGAAGGAGATCAGCAGAGCGGATCTGAATCAAATCTTACAACTTTGCGATGCCTTAAAGATCGCCATACAGGGAATGTTGGCGAAGTCTGTCAACTGAAATACGACAAATCAACAAGTACATTTAATGAATCAGGAATTGCAGCAGTGTTCGACCAAGAACCAGATTACTAAACCCAACCCACCTACAGCTGAAGCAATTAAGAAGGCACAGTTTGTAGATAAAACATACCAATGGACTAATGCTCGTATTCGATCTGGAGAGTAACGGACTCCTAGATGATGTTACCAAGATCCACTGCCTTGTTATTTATGACAGCGAAACTGACGAAACAGTTGCTTACAACGACGAAGGCAAAGAAGAACCAATTGTCAGAGGCATCCAACGATTAGAAGATGCAGACATAATTACAGGTCACAATGTAATTAATTACGACATCCCTTGCATACAAAAACTCTTTCCTTGGTTTGAACCTAAGGCACTTGTAGTGGATACATTACTTCTGTCTAGGCTTTACCACACTAATCTCCTTGATCTAGATCATCAACGAAAGAAAGAAGGGAAGCTACAAAACCTACCTTTACAGAATTATGGAAGACACTCTCTAGAAGCCTGGGGCCACAGATTAAATGTGTACAAAGGTGCATTCGGAAAGGATAGTGATTGGAAAGAGTTCTCTGAAGAAATGCAGGACTACTGCAAACAAGATGTAAACGTCACCAAAGAACTATGCGACCATTTCCAACCTTACCTGAGTGGGTTGCGCTAGAGCACGAGGTTGCTCAATTACTAACTAAACAACAACTACATGGATGGTATTTTAATGAACGCGCTGCATGGGAACTTGCATCGTCTCTCAGAAAAGAACTTGAAGAAACTCGTAAGTTACTACTTGAAAGGCACCCTTTCGTTGCCGGACCAATATTCACTCCTAAACGAGATAATCGGACCCAAGGCTATGTCGCTGGTACTGGCTATGCCGAAAAACACAAACACTGCGGTGAGCTGATTGAAATACAACAATGTTCATTTACTCGACTACGAGACCTTAATACTTCATCACGAGATCACGTTGCATGGATCCTGAAAACTTTTCACAACTGGAACCCGACCCAGATGACTGCTACTGGCAAGGCCATTATCGACGAGGTGATTCTGA